TTAGGTTACATCATTAATACTGATTTCTCCTTTTAAAACTCGTTCTACCTGCCGGTCAAGTAATTCTTGAAATTCTATTTGGCATATAAGAGAGCAATCCGGTATCATCTCTTCCGGCATTTCTCCACGGTTAGGAGAAAGCTCATCAAGAAATATTTTTCCAGATTGGTCTTTCAGACACGTTGCTCCTACTTCTCGTTCAATTTTAGCCATCCGATCAAACACATTCGGGAAATCCTTCCGTATCTTATTCCAGTAGCCCATTCCACCTTTGACACAACCGATACAATTATTGTTATTGTAACCCATCTTGTACATGGCAGGGATTTCAATGCCAGCTTTCCAAAGCATTCCCATTGCATCTTGCTTGGTTATCTGTCGCTCGATAAGTGGGAACAACGGCTTTGTATCAGGATATTGCTGTTTAAAGCGGACAGCACGGTTTATTTCTTTCGGGTCAAAGTCGAATCCCCAGACTTGACCGTCCCAATTTCCCAACTCTTTTTCCAGCTTGTAACGGACTTGTTTCTTTAATTCGAATGTGCAAGCTGCACCAGTAGGACCATTAATAAATCTTTTCTTAGCCAACACATCCTCTACGTTAAGATACTTATCGCTGCGAATGGTATGAATTGGCCGCCCGTACCATCTCTCGCAATCTGAGATAAATCGGACATTATCTGGATGCCCGGAACCTGTTTCGATATAATAGAGTTGTACATCGTTATACAAGTTCAATGCTATCTTACAAGCTACTGCGGATGTTACACCGCAAGAAAACCATGCTATTATCATTTGATTCCTTTCTAATCAGTTATTAGTTAATTGGCAATTTCATAAAGCACATCCATATCGTTTTACTTTGTCGGCCAGTGGTATGCCCAAACAAAGGCTTATAAGGTATAATGGATAAAACTTCATTGACTTTTATTTCACTCTCACTCCATTTGAATACCAATGTCCCGTTGGGCTTTAGGACACGCATACATTCATCAAAACCGCTTTTTATCATTTCTTGCCAATTATCCGGAAGCCTACCATATTTCTTTGCCATCCATGATGTTTTGCCAAGTGTTTTCAAATGTGGCGGGTCAAACACGACCATGTAGAAAGAGCTATCCTCAAATGGCAAGTTGGTAAAATCAGCCACTATATCAGGTCTTATTTCTATTATCCTAATCTTATCTCTGTCCTTGGCCGTAAGTGTTTCCGAACGTTTGTCAACAAATAAGGCAAGAGGATTATATTTGTCAAACCAAAACATTCTACTGCCACAACAGGCATCTAATATAAGTTTTCCATTTTCCATTAAGCTATTTCTTTTGATTTCTTCAATCTCAACTTTCTCAATACTTTGCAAAGTGCTTCAGTATTTTTTCTCGCTTGTGTAACCTCCACCGCATTCCCGATAAATTTCTTTTGGTCAGCTTGTGTGCCTATTAAAACATAATCTTCAGGGAATCCCATAATCTTTTTGAGTTCCGGAATGCGAAGCATCCGCATTTTAATATCCACTATGCCATACAGTGCCATGAACTCCTTTATCTTCACGGTCATAGGACTATCATTGTTGTAGATTTCAATCGATACCTGACCGCTTTCTGTTGCTACCAGATAAGGCGGCATCTTATCCATGCGGGCTATTAATGTGAAGCAGGGGCTATCAACAGAGCCGCCAGCACTGTTGAACTGTGGATTCATCAGATAGTGCCATTTCCTGTTTGCGGTAATGGTCTGGGAGGGTTCCTCTATACTGCTACTTACATTTGAGAATGCAGTATTCATTATCCACGGCTGGTATGTTACCAAGTTTTGTTTCGGTGTTGTGGTAACAGCGGGGCATGGCGAGTTTATATCAGACACCTGACCACCTCCAGAATATTGATTCATAAAAAATGGAGATACAAGAGAAAGTCTGTCTTTCGTCAGAAGTGTAGGACAAGGCTGGTTAATATCCTTTCCTGTATCCTTAAAGTTATAAGAACACATAAATTGGCTTTCAATTAAAGCCATCCTGTCCTTCGTTGTGACCGTAGGTGCAGGAAGTTCCACCGAATGATTATGCCCGTTCCCATAGTAAGCCGATACAAAAACGTGGTGGTCTTTACAAGTGATTGCTCCAGCCGGTTCTTCCACTGATACGTTCTTGCTGTCGGGGTGTCCGCTAAACTGCTTAGAGAGGAAACAAACTTGCGCTACTCCAAGTCTGCTTTGCGTGGCTACCACCGGACATGGTTCGTCAATCCCAGGAGCGTTATATTTCCCTGTACGGCTCATAGAATTATACTTTACGAGGAAGGCATCCTTTCCGCCGGCTACAAACTTGATAAGTCCGGCATAGATACGTTCAAGCGTTTTCTCTGCAAGAGGCTTTTCCCTGAAGATGGTAGTTCCTTCATCAGAGAAATCAAGCACATCTTTTACCGGCTTCCACTTCTCCAGCCGCGAGAACATATCTTGCCTACCACCTTTACAGTGGGTCGGTTCAGGGAATACTATCGGCAAGTTCTTTTTAGCAAAGATGCCGAAGAAGCGTTTTCTTGTGGTGTAGGCACCGAAGTCGGCAGCATTTAAGATGCGGTGCTCAAAGTTGTAACCGTACTTCTTGACATTGCGCACCCACTTTTGATAAAGCCGGCCTTTGTCCATGCTGATAGGTTTCCCATTCTCATCCATATCTCCCCATGACATAAACTCTTCTACATTTTCAATCTGAATGTAGTCAGGGTCTATAACATCAATATAACGGAAGAGATGTTCTGCCAACGTTCGGCTGTCGGCATCTCTCGGCTGACCGCCTTTGGCTTTCGAGAAGTTGGTACACTCCAAAGAAGCATGAAGCATTATCATGGCATCAGGGTATAGCTGACGGATACGTTCTACAATAGTGCTTATCGGGGAAAGTTCCAGTGTACGGATATCCTCAATAAAGTGAAGTGCATCAGGGATATTGGCATCATGTGAAAGGATGGCATTCTTGTCATGGTTCACACAGCAAACAACCTTTCCACATCTATTTCCATCCAATCGTGCTTCTTCCACACCTTCGGACAAACCGCCGGCGCCACAAAAGAGATCAATAACAAATAGTTCTATATCGGACAGACCTTCAATGGATTTTAAGATATTTTTCTGCGATTTCATAACTTCTCCTTTTTAAACAGGTGGCTGAACGCATTATCCAAATCCAAGTCCAGATTCAGTTTGGACGGGAAAGATTTAATGTATTCGTACATCTTATAAGCGAGGTTGTCATCATCACCGCATCTGTCAATCAGTGTGAGCAACATGGCGTTCACCATGTCAGAATCATTGCCGAAGTTTTCCTGAGTGGATTCGCTGCAATGATTCACATCACTTTTCAATCTCTTTATCGCGGCTATGACTGTGTTGAAGTTTCTTTTTGAATCGTGCCGCAATTCAAAGCCTTCCTTCTTGTATTGCTGCTGCATTTCTAGAAGGTTGGTTTCTAAAACGTCCGTGAGGACAAATACGATGTTGGTTATCGTATTCAGTTTGTCTGTTCCTTGCATAATCGTGTATTCTTATTTCTAATTTGAATAAATCCCCTTCGTTCTGTTTCTTCTAACAGTGAAAAGTCTTCATCCTTGATTTCACATTCTGTTTCGTAGTTCACGGAAGTATAACTTGGGATATTGAACTTTTTCCGGATTCTTACGATAACATCCGGATTTCTTGTTACCCAGTAAACGGTTATTCTCATGGTGATATCAGCATTTTTCTAGCTTCCTCATCTCCTGCATCAGCACGGTGCTTGATTTCAATGTACTCAGCATAAGAGATTCTGTTATCTCCACGCTCCTCTATCTCTTTTTCACGTTGGTTTCTGTATCGTTCACGCTCTTTCCGTTCAATATCTTTCCGACGTTCAGAAACGTAGTCCAGCATCGCACTTGTTATTTTCAATGGATCTATTGAACCGTAGAACCGCCCATACTTCCCTGACTTAAACCGTGCTATGAAAAAACAGATTTCAGCGGCATTTATATAATAATACTCCGAAAGGAATATCTCCGATAGTTCAGAAAGTTGCTCTTTCGCTATCTTGGTTGAAACTTCTGCAAAGTCATTCAATGAGCCAAATTGTATCTTTAGCCATTCTATCGGTGTTTCATCCCCATAAGTAGAAGACAATAGTCCTAAACTCGGAATGCTGTCATTCAACGCCAGTTCTGAATGGGTTGCATTACATCTGACAAGTTTGAACTGCAAATCAGGGTTGTAATCAAGAATGAATTGTGCAGGATCGGGATATTTATTCAATAACGCCCTCTGCTTCAAGTTCCTTTCTCTTTTTTGCGGCAGCTTCTCTAACGGTTGTAGCGACTGCAAGAATTGAATCACGTTTTCGCTGCTCGCTATCCTGTTGATTTTTACTAAGTCTTGTCCCATTATAGTTTCCTTCCAATATTTTAGTAAAGTTTGCTTGTTTGAAAATCCAATCAAAGTCGCATTTCCAATTGCGGTCATTAGCTCCAAGTAGGAACGGGGATTGAAGAATGAGATTGAAAACACTCCTCACTGACTCTTTCCCATATTGGGCTATCCGGGCTTTTACAGCCTTTTTTCTCACATCAGTCATTGATCTTATCTGCTGGAGTCTGTCTTTGAATGTGGTATTATAGTATTCCATCAATCCGCTGTAATCAATCTTTTCAGAGGGGGAGGGCGAAGAAAGCTTGGCTTTCTTTGATACTCCGTCAGGAGTATTTTCTTTCTTTTGATGTAGAGATATATCTATATACTCTCTTTCTTCTTTCTTTGTATTTGTGCCCTCTGTGTGCCCTGATTTTTGTAAAAGTTCGGATTGCGGTAGATTGTTGTTCATGGGCTGTGCCCCAAGTTGTGCCCTTAGTTGTGCCCATTCGTGTCTTAATTCATTGATTTCCTTTTCAATACCTGTGTCCTTACTTGTGCCCTTGGTTGTGCCCATTGGATTATATTCTTCATATTTACATAAGGTTATAAGGTTCATTCCTTGATTGCACTCAACAGTTATCATACCTTTCTTTCTAAGATGCACAAGAAAGGAACGCACCTTCTTTTCAGACCATTTCCAACGCTGTGACAGAAATCTTATGGATGCAGGATATTGACCTCTTGAATAAGAGATTTCTCGACCTCCGATACTCTCCTTTCGGGGCGTTGCCTCAAATCGTGCAGACTGAATTAAGTCTAACCACGCTTCGCAACTGCTAAAAGTACGGGCTTCATTCCACATTTCATTCGAGAAAAACCTGCGGCTTAGCCTCAAAAATCCTTCGTCCATAGTCTTAGAATCTCACGTTAGTTAATTGCCTTCCGTTAGAAAATACAGCCCACTTACCATTACCGCTATCAAACAATCGTAAATCCGACACCTCTCCGAAACGTTTGATGTTACCGCATAAATCCACAATCCATCCACATTCTTTAGAAGGATGCGGGCGGATGGCACGACCGACTATCTGATACCACATAGCAAGTGACATTGTAGGACGTGCCATAACGACTGTATCAAGTTCCGGATAGTCAAAGCCGGTGGTTAATACCCCGACATTCGCCACTACCGAAATTTCACCAGCCTTGAATGCTTCAAGTATCCTTTCGCGCTCACCTTTTGGGGTGTCACCCGAAACGATTGCGGCTCCGGGTATAGACCAGGTAAGCCGCTCCGCTTCTTTCAGAAAACGGGTAAAGACTAAAATACCTTTCCGTTTTCCTCCGGCTTTGGGATTCATCAGTCTTTGGACAATATGGACGAGATAGCCGTAAAAGTCTATCCGTTCATATTCTCTTTGAACTGACCTATCTGTATAGTCGGCACCAGTAGTATTTACTTTCAAGTTAAGTTCGTTCCATCCCGAAGGATTCATTGGATAGTAATTCAACTTCGCCAAATAGCCCATATCTAATAAGGTTGATACCTGTACATGATAAATGACCTCTGAAAAGACATGAGGCTTTGTCCGGGTGATAAATTTCAGCATAGAACCAAAGTCACGGCTGGAACTTAAACGATACGGTGTAGCTGTCAGTCCAAGAACCTTACACTTCACCGCATCAAAAAAATCTTTGTACATACCCTCTTTAGGGTTAACAAGGTGGCATTCGTCCACGATGATATTCTTGAAGTGGGTGAACAGTTCGGGATGATTCTTCACACTGCCGATTGTAGCAAATGTTATCCGGCTTATCTCTTTTGAGTTGAAGGAAGCCGAATAGATGCTGCAATCGAGTATTCCGTATGAACAGAGTTTCTTGAAATTCTGTTCGAGTATTTCCTTCGAGGGCTGGAACACTAAGGTATGTCCATCAAGTCTTGCGGCTATATCCGCTATGATAAGCGACTTTCCGCTGCCCGTAGGTAACACCATAATGGCATTTGTTTTCTTTGCCTTGTTATTGAAGAAAGAAATAGCAGCATCAGAGGCCTTCTGTTGGTAATCTCGTAATACATAACTCATAGCCCTTTCTCCTTTCGTAACTTTTTATTAAGTGCTTTGTAATACTTGATTAGCTGTTCATACTCAAAATCAGTCATTTTGGAAGTGCTGGCAACTTTGACTTTCAGTAAATCAAACTTCTGTTGTCCGATTTTAGCAATTAGATTCACCCGATACCCTTCCAAATGGTCGGCTTTGAACCTGTTGCAGTGTCGGCATTCGGCATGGCAATTATTCTCATCAAACCGTGTTGCCAAATGTGTACGACTGAAATAGTGCCCGCAGTCTGCTTGTGTAAACGGCTTTATCTGTCCGCACGAGATACATCTAAAATACCCGTTTGGCATTGCATCACGAAGCCGGATAAAAAGGGAAAACTCCTTGTCGAGCTTAGCTTTCAAATCCGGCTTCTTCTTTACTGTTACCCCTGCTTTATCAAACAGAGGTAAAGGCTTGTCTTTCTTCTTAGCCTTAGTGCTTTTTATGTAGTATGGCATTGTTTCAACAATTTATTTATCTCTCTTATTTCTATCTTCTTCCGACGAATAGATACGGTTAAATCATGAACTTTTTTATCGTTGCTTACTATAGCAAGTCTTTCTCTATAAACCTCTATCTTATCAAAGGAAGAATCTCTTAGGTTTTGCAATTCTTCTTCTGACAGACCTATTATTTTATCTTTAAAAGTATCTGCGTATGTCTTCATAATTTAGCCAATTAAAAGCCCCGAAGCGTATTCTCCGGGGCAAAACAACCATTATTCACTAACCCTTGCCATTTATGTGTGGCTCACATTTATGAGGGATAAGCGGGAGTCGAACCCGCACAAGTATCGTCTGCTTTCTCGCTTTCATCCGTAGATTGGTTATCCTACGATCTTTAAACTACTCAACCTGTTACTTACAACTACGGTCTTGATGATTTCCATTTCTATGTACACTTGAAAGTTCCATTCATTTAGTCTTAGCACCCTATGACCATTTTATCCCTATGTGGTGGTAACAGGACTTGAACCTGCATGATAGGAGCTTTTTAGTTTTTACAATGAGTGGAATCTCGCCACCTATACCTGCCTTTATATGTTTTTACATCGGGCTACTGCTTATATTACCCCCCCGTTACCGACAACCTATCTATGAGATATTAAACTTTAGCGTCTACCAATTCCGCCATACCACCTAACTGTTACTTATTCTTCAGTCTCGCCTTCAACGATAATTGAAAGCTGACCGCAAGCGGCACCGTTTTCAATTTCTGACTTTGTTGCAATGGCTACTGCATAATCGTAGCCCATCTTTTCAAGTTGTTTTTTAATCTCTTTCATGATTCTGTAAATTAAATTGTTTATACTAAATTCACTCCCTCGATAATTCCATTACCAAGGTTGTTTTTCTCTGATATGTTATTTGTATTGATTGGAGACAACTTCACAAAAAAGTGTTCCTTATCAAAATGTTTCTCCAGCTTATCCGCATCAAAATCAGATTCATCCACCAATGTTAAGTTGATAGTTGTTTTCAGATTACTTTCTGTTCTTATTTGCCCAAGTTCATCAATAGACATTTTCTTCGGATAAGGAATAAGCCAGCCTCTCTTTTCTTCGTCAAAACTGTGTAAGCTAATCTGTAGTGTCACATTGCCTTTCACAAAAGAGAAGTCGCTATCTTTAATGCCAATCGTTGAAATGTAATGGTGAGTATTTGGGAATATTTCCGTAATACGTTCAATTGCTTTTTTTACGGCTTCTATATTTAAGAAAGGCTCACCCATACGAGTGTAGTTAATCTTAAATTCTTTGGAATCATTCGGGTTGTAACCTGCGCTTCTTATAGCAAACAATACTTGTTCTACAATCTCATCTGCTGTAAGATTGCGGTATTTCTTCATATTACCAGTGGCACAGAACTTACAACGTACAGGACAACCGCTCATGGTTGAAACTCCAATCATCCATCTTTCAGCGCGACTTCCGAGATTGTTGTTATCAAGGAAATTCTGTTTTCTTCCTATCGCATCTTTTGTGTAATATGGAAGAAAGGTATCAGTTGTTTCTACCAGCATACCATCTTCAAGCCGCAAGCAGTAAACTGTACCATTTTTAAAACTTTTACTTTTTACTATATTCATGATTGTATTTTTATGGGTTTTCCAGCTATATCTTCACAGACCGAGCAGGCTGGTTAACAAAGTTATTCCATATAAGCCATTGAAAACTCTTTCGGAATAAACCGCCCAACCGGGATAGGTTTGGCAGATTCAATGGCTGCATGGATTTCTCTTTTGTTGAACTCATGTCCCTTTTCTTTGGCTTGCTTCTCACATTCTTCCTCTTTATTTTTGAGGTAGTGGGTAATAAGCATCATCGCCCTATCAACATTAAAAGTATTCACTACGAATGTTTGAGTACGTTGCTCTTCGTCAAATGTGATTTTCGTTTCAATCTGATAGAACTTCTTTTCATCCGGTTTAGATTCTTCGTCACTATCCTCGGTCTCATCGTCCATCTTGTCAACGTACTCTGCCATTGTGATTTCATTTTTAAGATAAGCAATCGAAGCATCATCGACTTTACGCTCTTTCAGATTATCAGTAAGAATCACGCACGAATCAAACTCCTTTGCCATCGTTAAGGTGAATCCCGATTGATAATTAAGTTCAATGTAGTCTCTCAAAATAAGGCAGACATTCTCCAGGCCGGTAGCATAAAGCAGGAATTTGTACTTCTTGTCACCTATCTGTGCCTGTGCAAGATAGGGATATAAGAACTTGTTTTCGTTCTCAAAAGCTAAACGCTTCTGACTACTGACTTCCACTTCTTTGATGCCATCCGCTTCCATACTGAAACGAATTTTTGCCAATAGGTCTTGGTCTATCAGAGAACCACGATCAAAAAGGACTTCATTACGTTCAATGTTTACCGTTTCGCCGGTATCTTCATCTATGAAAGATTCCTCCCATGTTTTGAGAACACGCTTTGCAAGGTACATATTGAGCATCTTCTTTGGGTCGGATGTCACGTACCGTTTTTCTGTTTTTCTTGTTTCTATCATAACTAAATAAATTCTTGATTTCTTTGTATTTCCTGCTGGGCGTATATCAGCATCTGATGTTCATTTGCAGCCGGCAGATAGATACCTGCCACTGATGCACTCCAATTACGAAAACGGTCAATACTCAAAGTCATTTCACCTGTTGTCAGCTCGGCAGAACTTCTTAAGTAAGTTACTTCCTTACCTTTCTTGTTGACCGTCTTTCTCTCAAACAAATCACGGTTGCAAGTCCTCTTATAAAAATCAATTTTTGCTTCGTCGAGACTGCAACCGTACTCACTACCGAAATACCCTAAAAGAAGATGCAAGTAGCTGTTTTGGGCAAGCGTGCGGTTAGGTAGTTTCTTTTTCACTTCCACCACCGCACGTTCACTAAACAGCTTGTTTACATACTCCTTGAACTTGGGTATTTCATAATGATTTGATAAATTAAATATCATTTTTCTTTTTCCAAATATAGCCACCAGCCGTTTTCCTTTTGCCGAGCGTACAAGCATTGATACTTGATGCAGCAACTTGTGTTTCAAGAGAAGCCACTTTTGCACTTTCAAATTCAGCTATATAATTCATTTGTAATCCAAATTGCACAACTGGAATTGAATGAGTTATAGACATCTTTCTTTTAGAAAAACTTGAATGCTTTTTATTATACATTGGATGTTTTTCCCCTTTTCGGCTCATTGACATTCGTTTTTTAGTTTCTGCATTGATAACTTTACCTTTAGCAGATTTACTAAAACGGCTTTTAGTAATAGGATTATTATTGTTTTCCGTGCGAGTTACCCACCTTAAATTACAAACATTATTATCCGTTCTAATTCCATTAATGTGGTCTACCTCTGGTTTATTAAATGGATTGGGGATAAAAGTTTCTGCAACAATTCGATGTAACAGTCTTTTATCTTTTCTCAAAGTAACATAAACATATCCGTTCTTTACTCCAACATTTGGAGTAAGCACCTTATTAGGATTCCGAACTTTACCTGTATTAGAAACTTGATAATATCCATTATACCCTTTTACTGTTTTCCAAATCTCTTCCATATCATTCTTCAAGTCGAACAGCATACGCTAAAAAGGTAAATCGTCCTTTACATTGCCATTAGCATCAACCGGAGGCGGAAAGTTCTGCGGCTGTTGCTGATAGGTCGGTTGTGGCGCTGGCTGTTGTACCGATGTTGTTTGTTGGGATTGAGATACACCGCCACGCGCATCTATTTTGTAGCACCGAATAGATGCCATACGTTTGAGTTCTCCGTCTTGATTCGTCCAAGAACGTCCTTGTAAAACAAATGATACAGTAACAACATCACCCTGATTAAAGCGGTCAAGTTCTGCACACTTATCGCCTGAAAACTCTAAGGGAATAACATTCTCATACTCGCTACGCTCTCCCGTATAAGGGTCGTAAGTGGTAGCATCTAAAATGAACTCCCGTTTTGTAAACGAGGAACCACCGTTTTTGGATGGTATTTGAACAGTTTGTCCGATTTCGGTTATCCGTCCGGTTATTTGGTTTGCCATTAATTTTCTCCTCCAAAAATCTTTTTATCGGTTATAAGTTCTCTGTTTTCTTCCAAAAACCGGATAAATTCCTCACAATGATTAGTAAGAATAGGAATATCACGTTCAGGATTGAAAACGTATGTTTCTGTATAGGTATCTACCACATAACCGCCTTTGTTGAACTCTACAATGTTATACTCAAATGTCCGTACATCCGACCCATTCTGCATAAGAGCATAAGGATAAACTAAATGCTGGTGGTGATCTTTGAACTTTCCCACGGTATAACTACCGGTTGTTTTGATGTCGTGAACACTGGTAGGCATCAGTTCGTCAATCAAACCATAAACCAATACACTACCGTATGCAGTAGGCAAGATGGCTTCTACTCTTTGTTGGGTTAATGCTCCTTTGTAGTAGTTGGCAAACTCGCGGCAAAGGTCAATGTGAAAAGTGAAAGTGCGATTGTTGTAAACAGCTTTTATCCCGTAAAGTTTTCCGTCATCGTGATATGCCTTGCTAATTTCCATTATAGAAGATTTACGGTTCTCAATCATACAATCAATGATTTCATTGAAAGCCGTGCCACGGTCTGCCGCTTCGCTATCGAATGGCTTGCGGTTAATCCGGTCTATCAGTTCTTGAAACTGTTGTTCGTGAAATTCTTCAGGAGTATGGGGTGGATTTTCTGACCACCCCCAGTACTTATCCCAAATCACATCACTATTCAGATATGCCCCAAAGGCATCAAGAAGCGTTGCGTAAATACGATATTTAGGCTGCTGGTTCATATTTCTTTTCTGAATTAAGTTTCAGATTCAAAGACTTCGCTTTGTTAGCTACCAACTTTGCCGCCATTTGCTTTGAAGAACCAACGTGCTCAAAGTTATCTATTTGCGCGATAAAATTATTGGCAGATTCCGCATCCGTAATAAGTTCGATCTGTTCTTTTATCTCTTCAATAACTTTATCATACTTTTCCTGTGCCTCTTTCTTGGCAGCAAGCATACCCAAATACGAATTGATTATCTTGGCGGTGATAAAGTCGTTCTTTGCGGTTGGATTACCATTCTTGTCAAGGATGGTAGGAACTTCCATCACTGAAGGAAGATTGCAAGTATTCTTACCGTCATTTCTTGAAGTTGGGTCAAAAGTGATAGTACGTCTTTGGACGCCTCTTTCGCTTTTCATTTCAAGATAACCGAGCAAATCCAGTTCAGTAACGATAGAGTTGTAGGATTTTTCACGCAAGGCAGGGATAAACACCGTATCATCACCTTCTTTTCTTGTGTCGCGATGGGCAACGAAAATGATGTGCTTGTTAAGCCCCGAAAGTGTTCGTGTCATCCATGAAAACTCTGCATTGATACCGCTCCAATCACGGATGGACGGCTGGCGGGTTCCACACTTGTGAGTAATGATGAAGTCCATCATCTTGCCGATGGTATCTACTACAATGGTCTGATAAGCGGACAAGTCCTCTTGAAGAACTTGCTGAACATCGCTCCATGAAGTGACCTGTACCGTGTCTATATTCTCCAAGTGCGCCATGTTCATGCGCTTCACGCCGTTATCGAAGTCCAACAGCAGCGGTTTCGGTGCGCTCAATGCTACCGTACTCTTTCCCATTCCGGCTTGACCGTAAATCATCATCTTCACGGTGGTCGGGATAACTAATTCATTACTTTTCTTAATCAGTGACATAATCGTAAATTTTATAGGGTTATTTGTTCAGATATTTACTCATTTTAAAAGCATTAATAGCGGATTGTATCTCGAACTTGGAATATATGATAGGAGAATTTCTGGATGAGCCTTTTCTTTTCTTATGCACCAATCCTTCTTTCTCTAACTTTTCCAAAAAGTTAGGTTCATACCCAAGTGTCTTTAACCATCTGAACGCTTCTCTTTGCTTGATTTCATCAGATACAGGAGACCGTTTCTTCTCACTGGCAGCTGCACCAAGCTCCGCCATGTCCATGCAGATATTTTTAAATTCAAATAATTCAAGTCTTACCTCCATACCGTCCAGTTCTTTCAATTCGTTCAACTCTCGTTCTTCGTCCCCTTCTCATATCGCCCTGTTCGTGATAGAGCGAAAAAGAAAAGATGCACAACAGGCAGAAAGCAACAGCCGACCTAATAGTAGGTGAAAAGTCCATCGTGAACTTCATACCAGCTATTCTCTCATATAGCATGGTTGCCAGTTCTCTGCCGTTCCTTACGTTCAAAATCTCAAAAGCTCTTTGCAGTTGGTTGTTTATCGTGCTGACCGCTCGGCATTTGAGGTTTGCAATTTCTTTTTTCTCATACCCTTGTGCATACATTCGTGCCGTAATCTCGCATTCAGGTGTAAGTTCATTAAAAACTCTCTTCATAATCGTGTAAGTCAGCTGATTAATAATTGCGAATAACCTCAATATATCCGGCTTCCCTGTTAGTGTCCACCGAATACAAAGTTTGCTTCTTGTCTATTATCCGATCAATCCTTGCCAGCCTGTTAAGATCAGCGGTACACCTGCGAAGCTGTCCGGCAAGTTTGTCGCTAAAGTCAAAGCTGATTCTGTCATTCTTCTTTTTCAGCTTTTTCTTAATTTCTGTTCTTTCTTTCAGTTCTTTTGCCATAAGAGTAAAATTTAATTAATGATTCGTGGATGGTAAGGGAATCGAACCCCTCTCAATCGTGCCAATTGTTTGCGCAATACGAAGCTCTAACCGATAAGCTAACCATCCTTTTTTAAAAAAGGTGCACTATCCTCACGGACGGCACACCCAGTACAAACACAATATAAAACACGAATATCTAATCTATTATCAGAACAATGCTTTTAACCGCATTTTTGAAATGATCAAACTTCTGTTTCAAATCACTCCAAGATTTATACCATGTATTTTTCTCTTCAGCTAATTTCTCGTTAGCCTCTTCCAGTTCCTGCACACGCCTTACTAAATCTTCATGCGTCATGCCTCTTAATTCTTCCACTGTCATAATCGTATAAATTTAAAATGTCGTTAAAAAGGTAGGAGTCGAACCTACTTCTTGTAAGCTAAATGAATATATAAATTAGAATATAAGTTAATACCAACAATTAATCGCTTACACGCATTCCAACAATGCTACTTCATAAATTACCGCCCAGCTGGTTTACAAGGTGATTGTGCACTCATCCCCATGCGCCTTGTGCCGGATTATAGGACTACCTTTTAGCGGTCTGTTTTAAGTTCTCTATAAGTTATTCTCATGAGCGACACACACCCTACACATATAACACTCATTATAGTGATAGAGAATATTTTCATAGGACTGTAAGTAGTAATAGCCCCGTAAAGCATACCGGCAGCACATATACTAACCAATATAGATAAAACGAATTGGATTGTTTTCATAATCGTATAAATTTAAATAAGTATCTGTACCCTAATCGAATAGCAGAACCTTATTTCAGTTCAGTACAGACTATAAGACCTTTCAGCGATACTTGTGCCTAACCAAGCATACTCACCACGCTAAAGACAAATTGGCGTGCTGAAAGTAAAAATCATTTCAACTTCGTGGCTTTACCACCATCAGACATATACAACCATTCGCCCATTGTCGGCTTATCCTCGGTTGCTATCGGTGTCAATTCCGTTCCACTTGCACCCACCACTATCCACCATCACTGGCTTCGCTTACGTGCCTTCGCAGAAATATATCTTTTTATCGTATCAATATGTCAAAGAACCAATCAATAGTACCCTACCCGATTCTCGCTATCGGTTGCCGTTCAATCCGTCTGTAGGGCTGTCGTGCGTTGCATAATCGTGTATTATGCGTATCGGCTGATACCTTGTACCCGGCATAGAGCATCGTAGTCCATGCCATCATCTTCACAAGTTTCAAAACCTTTTAAGGCATCTTCCAAACTGTCTATCTCATCCGTTATCAACTGGATAGCTTCTTTTTTGCTATCAGCATTGAACATCAGGCAGACAGCCTCTTCATCATTGTTATGGGCAGCCTCTAAATCTTTATAAAGGCTATCCAACTGCTGGTTAATCGTGTAAGCATTCATATCCATATCTTTTATGCGATTGACATCAGATTAGCTTTTTTGAAGCATCTGAATTCTTGGCGTTCAGTATCATAGTAAGTCTGGACGGTATCATTCTTCTTTCTATTGTCAGTACCAGTGATGGCAGGCATCAGCTTTTCATTTAGTGTACCGTATGCCTCACGAACAGAACCGTCCACTTTTTTGAAGTAGAACTTCACTATCTTCTTCTTCATCTCACCTTTCAGTTTCAAATTAGCCCAAGCGACCTTCATTGCTTCGCTCATGGTGTAGCCATTACGCTTAACGAACTGCCAAGCAAGGCTCATTACTTCGTGTAAAAATTCTCTTGTTCTCATAATCGTGTATTTTAATATGTTTATACTATTTGAAATCTGAATTAATCTTCGTTTCTTTGTATCAGTTTAATTTGATAATGCAAATATACTATCAATTTTGATATAGTATATCATTTTTGATTATTATTTGTGTTAATAATGTCTAATTTGATTAATTTAAAATGATAACATTAAGGCAAATAATTAGAAATCAAGGTGTTACAAATAAAGTAATAGCTGATGCGTTAGGCATAGAATCTACCAATATAGGTAGATATGATGATTTATCTAAAAGAAGACTATCAGAATTGATAATCATATCTAAAGCCTTGGATATGTCTCTAGGCGATCTTGTCCAACAGGCAATGGCTGATGAGATTGAACTAGGAGATGTTACGATTATCAATAAGCCTAAATATATAGAAAGGATAGATGAAGAAGGCATAATTAATCTATATGACATTGAGGCTGCCGCAAATTTGAAATCTCTTTTGGTGAACAAAGACCAAAACATACTAGGAAAGATAAGTATCCCCAACATACCGAAATGTGACGGTGCTGTATATGTCAAAGGAGATTCTATGTATCCTTTATTGAAATCGGGAGATATTATAGCTTATAAAGAAGTTCCCGTAGAAATCCAACACATTTTTTATGGGGAAATGTATTTGGTTTCAATAGATGTAGAAGGTGAAGAATATCTAACTGTAAAATACATAAATCAATCTGAAAAAGGAGGTGATTGGATTAAGTTGGTAAGTTACAATCAGCACCATCAACCCAAAGATTTTCCTTTGGCATCAGTTAAGGCACTAGCTTTAGTAAAACTAAGCATTAGGATGAATACGATGAAATAAACGCCATGAGTTTCAACCAATACACATGGGACCTATATAAACAGACCACAATCGGAATAGAGATGATAAAATACTTTTCCGATGCGGGAGGATATGTTTCATTCAAGGATTATTGTCCGTACGCTAATTTCATACCAGAAGATTTATATAACGATTGGTTGGAGAATATATATTGCTACGGTGTATCAGATTATGACCATCCCTGCTCATTGGAAGAAGCAAAAGATTTATACATTTCACTTATCACATTAGGCATAAGGGTAGAAGGGCAACAATGGCTTCCTGCTAACGACTTCAAGAATATGCTTGGGATTATCCAGCCGATGTCCTATGTCTTATCACAGTTCGCCCCAGAATATTTCTTCCCGTACCTGTTCCTTTGCCGAATATTCGAGCTGAATAAAATAGCGGATTTCTTTAACATAGACCTCCCCAATATTCCCAAAAGAACTGATTACAAAGGAAGGTGCATGTATTATTGGGAACTTTGCGAGGTGTTTTATTTGTTCAGAAAAGAAAATGGACTATCTCCAGCAGATCTATGGTCTTTCCTATACGACTTCGCACCCAATAATCTCCCAAGCGAGAAAATAGACATGCCCAAACCGTCACAAGTCTGGTTCATTGGCGGCAGGTTATACCAAGAAGATAAATCCTTAGAATCGAAATTCTGGCAGTCAAGCCCCGAAACAAAGAAAGGGGATATTCTTGTTCATTACGAAACGTCCCCAATCAGTGCAATCACTTGCATAGAGATATCGCTTACGGATGGCGTAATAGACCCTCTATTCCGATACTACGGGTGTATCTATATTGGGAATAGAATAAATATTCCTCACATTACTTTGAAAGAACTACAAACTGATGAATATTTTTTCAAACACCCACTTGTTAGAAAAAACTTTCAGGGAGTAAATGGTTGGTCGGTTAACAGTGAGAACTATTCAGAGTTACTTCGGATGATAAAAACAAAAGGATTTGATATAGAGGTTTTGCCAAAATTGTATGCCCCAACCTTGCCCAAAGACGTAATTATAGAGTACGAACATGATGTAGAACAGCAATTGCTGGAACCATTGCTTAACTCTATGGGATGGTATGAAAACAAAGACTTCATCCGGCAGTTACCAATCCAAGCAGGGAGAGGACATAGGATATTCCCAGATTATGCGTTACATTATGGCAATAAACCAAATGAGGAAAGGGCAAAAGTGTTGATTGAAGCCAAGCTGTGTATGAGGAATAACAAGGAAAGAGAAGAAGCATATTTGCAAGCGCGCTCATACGCCCGATTACTTAATTCTTCTGTGATTGTTTTATGTGATAAGGATTACCTGATTGTTTATGAGAAAAAAGACAGCTTCGACCGGGACAGATACAAGAAATACTGTTGGGGAGATTTTGAGAATCCAGATACTTTCAACGAATTAAAGAACAAACTAAATATATAAGATTATGAAGAAGATTCTATTTACCATAATAGGCTTGTCAGCACTATTCTGTATGAGTTCCTGCGATGAAGCTGTTTATAAAGGGAGGAAAGTGTATAAAGCATATTTCGATTATACCTTAAAAGACCCTGAATCTTTCAAGGTGTACAGCGAAAAATACACAAAGGATGGAGATTTCACAGTAAATTGGGAACTGGATTATGGGGCTAAAAACTCTCTCGGTGGAATGGTGAGGGAGAAGGCTACGTTTACAACTGTTGGTACTTCGATATTTATAGACGGAAGTAGTTACAGGCTTGATGAATTGAAATGATTTGAAAATTGTTTTAGCAATATTTTAGCAATAACAACTAAAGAACATGATTGGAATCCGGGAAGAGTTAAAAAACAACATAAGCCGGGGATTACGCCCGGCTTTAACATGAAAATCTCCTTTGTTTCAACATTGTTTCAACATCAAACGAAAACGAAAAATATAAATAGGTGACAAACAGCAGATTAAGAAGTAGAAAAAATTAGCCAGATGAGCTAATACCCCGAGAAATAATAACGATGCAAAGATACATAGAAAATCAATAATACAAAGCTTTTGGGAAAGTTTTTTTTCATGTGAACAAAAAATTTATTTGCCACTTTTACTCCAAAGAGTTACTGTTGCGTGAAATTGTTAACCAATAGCTGACCAAGTTTAATAGCATAACAAGCGGATAACCCCAATTTGTGACAAGTCGGAGCTATCTAAATCATAAGTTAAAAGTTATTATGAAAAATCATTGTTGTATCAATACTATACCCCATCGGCATAATAACAGTCACAATAGTTACACGAACACCAAAGGGATCCCCACAGAAAGCTTCATTGGGAATACGGTGTATTTAGCTATGAATAACAACTATATGTCAAGAATGGATAGGATCGGAAAAAAGTCATACTGAAGCATCTTAGTAAAAGAACAATCATCGTCCTATCAAGTGCTACCCGGCATTATCTATATCAGTCCGGCAAAAGCATGAAAGGAGAAATATACCGAATATCCTAGAAGAGAAAGAAATATTCATGTCCGCCAATAACAAATCCACCACAAATACAACCAAGGGTTGCTGCTATTAACGGCTACGTACCATTTCAATTACAGCACTGTATTTCACAACTCTATGATTGGCAGGGCAAAAAAAGATGTAAAAATTGCATTAAACCTCCTCTATCGGCTTGGACCAAACTTCCTCTTTCGTTTCTTTACACATTACGGAAATAGTTCCTCCAACAAAATCCTTCACATATCCTTTGCGTTCAGCCAACATATCTTCCGCCATTCTAATGGCCTTAGCCTTATCTTTCAATGAAAATCCTTTATTAGCAAAATCATTACCTTCTTTAAAATATATATCATAAGTTTCCAT